ACTCAACGGAAAAGCGCGCAATGCGCCCCTCTTCCGTGGTTTCGCTCAAAGAGTATTTGCCAACTTGGACGTTGATTGATCCCAAGTAGGGGTGAATCAACTCCCCCGGCCCTTCGGTGTTTAGTGCTTCGCGGAGCGCGTCGCGTTGCTCAAAGTAGTCATCTCCCAAAACATAAAGCTCAAGGCTAAAGCTTGGGAGCCTTTTGCCCAAATCTTCCGCGTTGCCGTCTTCTTTTGACGGGAATTCATGCTCTACTTTTCGGCGCCCCGAATCGTATTTGTGGGATTTAGTTTTGAATCCAACACCCCGGAAGCTCCCTTGCCGATAGTCATCTTTCCAGTCAGCCATTAAAGTGATCCCCCGCTCATTCCAAGATTCAATTGCGGCGGAATTCCGGTGGATTGCGTGTTGACCTTCACTCCGCGTGGCACCCCGGTCATGTCGATTTGCACACGGGCGTCATTGGTGGATCGCATCTCCCGCACGATGCCTTGGCCGATAGCTTGCGCTTGGGTTTGAATCCCACCCGACTGCGCGGCCACGCTTCCCGCTTGGGCGCCGGGCGCCGCGGGCGCGGCAAAAGGATTTTTGTCCCCAAATAAAAGTTTTGATCCGAGCGCCGCCGCGCCACCTAAAATATATTTGAAGCCGTCCAAGAGCGGCTGCATGAAACTGAGCACCGAGTCAAAAAGACCTTTGAAAAAATCTTTGATCGGCGCCCAATTCTCGATGATCAAACTCGCGATAGAAATCAGTGCGTCAAGCCCGGTCACAAATCGAATGGCACGGACAAGTGGGCCATCCCAAAGGGCCGCAAAAAACACTTTGACCGCTTCCCAATTTTTCACCAAGAAATATCCGATGGCCGCAACCGCAGCCACGGCGGCTACAACCGCCGCGAAAGTCGCCGCCGTCGCAAGCCCAATAGACGCTATGACGTTGAATCCCGTGATGAGCGCGGGCAAAATCTTTCCAACAAAAAACCCCAAGCCAACCAAAACCGGGCCAATTGCCGCGGCGATCGTGCCAAACGTCACGATGACTTTTTGCATCGAAGGCGAAAGCGCCAAAAATGCGCGCTGCAATTTATTGATGATTCGCAAATTGCGCTCGGCTGCGGGCTTCAAAATATCGCCGATAGTTTTAGAAAGCTCTTTGAAAAGCTCACCGGCCACGCGAGTTTGATTCGCCATCTCGCCCGATGACTCGGCATAGTCTTGCTGATCATCCGTGGTTTTCTTTTGAATGATCGAAAGAATAGCCATTGCTTTGGCTTGCTCAACCGTTTCAAAGCGCGCGCCGCGCTGTGCTGCGGCAAGTGCCTCTTGCTTCACCTCGGCGTCGGAAAACGTGATGCCCAAGCTCTTCAAACCCTTTGCATTTCCAAGCAAAGCCATTTGAAGATTCTTCGCCATCTCTTCCGCGCTTTGACCGTTGCCGCGGAAATTCGCAATTTGCACCGAAAGGGCGGCCACTTGCTCGCCCATGCCAAGCGCGGTCTTTTCGCCAAAGCCCAAATCTTTTGCGAAGAGCCCCGTCGTGGCGAGCATCTCTTGCGCGCTTTGAGTCGAAAGATCAAAGCCGCTTTTTAGCTTGTCAATCGCACCGCTCTTCGCGCCGTCGGCCACGCTCTTGAAAACTTGATCAAATTTGCTCGCCGTCTCTTTGGCTTCAACGGAAGTGTGCACCATTTTCGCCGCAAGAGCCGTGAGCGGCGCGGTCACAAATAGGGACATCTTTTTTCCAACGCCGGAAATAGAATCGCCGGTTTTCTCTAAACCGTCACGCCAACTAGAAGTCTTTTCTTGAAGAATCTTGAATTGATTATTGAACGTGGAAGAATTCTTTTTGAGCCCATCAAGGCTTCCATTGATCTTGTCGATTGTCTGACTGATCGTTTCAAAGGCGCGAAAATTAAATGAAACCGGAAACTCTTTAGACACGCGCCGCCCCTTTCCTTAGCATCCCTTGCCAAGTCTCAGCCCGATCAAGCCAAAACTTCAAACGTGACGCATCAAAATCTTCAAGCTGATCCGGCTGAAAGTGAAAGGTCCCGGCAAGTAGTGCTAAACCGTCTTCCCACCCTGAGCCGTACTCTCCAAAAAACCCTCAATGACCCCCGAAACTTCCACCAAGTCCACCATATCCAACTCATCAAGAGCTTGCGGAAATCGTCCGGTGATCTTGGAAGCTAAATTGATGATATCCGCAAAATCCAAATCTTTCATCTTTTGCCCGCGCATGTGCTTTGCTTTCGGACGTTGAAAGGTGAGTTTTTCAATCCGCTCTTCACCATAATTGATGGGATATTGCAGCGTGAGGGTCACGGTGCCATCGGGATTGCGCAAGACGTATTTAGGTGCTTGTTTTTTCTCAGTCATGTTTCCGATTCCTTCGGGCTGAATTTAAAAGACCACGGGCACGCGCAAAGCGCACCCGTGGCCCATGTTTTTTTAGCGGATTTCTTCGCCGCGCATTCCTTCAATGCGAAGCGGGATTTCGCCCTCTTCGCTACTCACGTTGCCGTCACCGGCATAGTACGCTTCGCGGATCACGATCACTTTTCCATTCGCAAGCTCAAGAGTCGCCGTGCTATCCCTGAAAGCCAATAGTGCTTTGAGATCCAGCTCATCGTTATCAGTGAGCGCGCCTTCGATGAAAGGGACCTTGGGCATTTCTTTAAACCCGTGGACGCCATCCGCGCCCACCACGGCGTCTCGCTTGGGAGCGCCAATGTCGTATGTGAATTCGCCCTTGGCGTTGAAAAGCTCACCATTCAATTTGAAAAGTAGGATTCCACCTACGCGACGATTTGCCATAACTTTTTAGCCCCCTATACCATTAAAGTAGAAATTGAATCTGTGCAGCCGTGACTCTGAGCTGATTGATTAGATCAGGGCTGAGTCTGATATCCAAACGGTTTGGATCGCTCGCATTTCGCTCAACGATCAAGTCCCGTTTAAATTGATCAATGCCCTCAACCAAGCCAAGCTCTTCCCATCCGGTGAAAATTGCAACGATCTCGCTCTTTGCAATCTTGGGAGTGATGACCGCTTGACCGGGGCCAAAGCGCGTACCGTCATTCGCAAGCTTGTGGCGTGAATACTTCAACACAAAACGAGTGCGGAAGTCATAACGCTGATAGCTAAGAGTTGCTTTTGGCTCAAGATCCGCAAGCGAAGCGTCATCGGCTCCGAAAGAGTTTTTCTTGCGAGTCGTGCGCACGCGCTCAAGATAGACAACACCGGCAATCGCCTTGACGGTCGAAACGCCATCACCCAAAAGCTGATTTGCCTCGCCTTGTGTGCGCAGCTCAGAATCAAGCGGCGCTTGAATTGCTCGGAGCGCCACGCCTTGGATTGGGCGAGCCGGATCCGTTTGAAGCTCACGCGCAGCAACCGCCGCAAGATTCGCGGCCCACTCATGCGGGCCATTTGGACCCAAAACGTCAATGACTGTCTCATGCTCATTGTTGCGTCCATCGGCAAAAGTCGAGAGAGTCGAAACACTCGCGCGCTTTCCGACATAAACTTGGCCGTCGTTTTGACGCATCGGACCCCAACGATCAACCATTTCCGTTTGCATCGCGTTGAGACTTGTCGCGTCGTTATAGGGCATGGCGATATCATGAAACTGAGTTTCGCCCATCGCCGTGATAACGGGAGTCAAAACAGGATTGCCCGCGCCGCTCGCAAACGCCGTGATAGTAGCCACCAAATTAGTTGGAAGCTCCAAGTCGGGATCTTTACGCACGTCAATTTCGTTGCCAACTGCGCCCTTGTGCACATAGCTCAAATCAACTTCAAAAGCGTTTGTGCCGTTGACCACTGCGGTCACTTGCTTGTCCGCGTCGGCTGTGATCGCCGCGACCAAATCCGCGGCAATCGTCGTGCCAGTATCACCCGTTTCAACGCCAACCCGATATCGGCGACCGGCGATCAAAAATCCAAGTGTGCCTGCTTGAATGCTTGATCCCGTGAGCGCGATCTTCGCAGTGGCTTTCACACCCGCGCCGTCATCATCAAGAGCAATTGCATTCAATTCGTTGATTTTGTTTTCAGCCAAAAACTTTTCGCACATTGCGGCGGGCATCGAGCCCGGACCGTAGAGTTGGCGGGCTTGCGATGCGGAAGTGATCTTGTCAATCAATCCAGCTACACGCGTGCCCGTCGAAAGGCGTTGACCGATCAAAAGCGCAACGTGTTTTTGGATAGAAGGCCCTTGCTGCGCTCGCGAAGTGTCAAACTCCGTGAATACACCGGGCGTCAAAATGCCTTGCTGAATCAGATTGAAAGAAACACTCATGGTCTATTCCCCCGCCTTTTCTTTTTTCTTTGCTGAAACCTTAATTTCAGATTTCGTTTCTACTTCTGGTTGCGCGCTTTTTGGTGGCGAGCACAATTCCACGTCCCTTGATTCAAGGCGCCGCATCCAAAATTGGCCGTCGCGGACCCTATAGGCTTTGCCGGGAATCAAAATTTGTTGAGTTAGCGGATCTCTAACGCGCTTCCCCTCGCTCAATTTAATCCACAAAAATTCAGACATGCAAAAAATGTAACCTCTCTCGGCATTGGCCGTCAATTGAGATTCTCAAGATTGTCTTCCGCTTCAACGATATTGTCCGGCGCAGAATCGTGATGGCCGACTTTCCACTTCGCGTTGATCGTTTCAAGATCACTAATCCCCGCTTGCTCTTCCATCGAAGCCGGGCGCATTTCATAATACACCAAGTCAAATACAAGAGTGAGCGAGCCCGTTGGACGCGCGCCGTCACCTTCAAATTGAAACTCCATAGACCGAAGATCCATAGAATCAATCAAGGCAGTTTTTTTGCCAAAGACATTGATCGTCTCGCCAAGCGTTTCATCGCGGTGCATTTCGCGAGTGATGTCCTCACCGATTTGATCCAAAAGATCTTCCAGCAAATCTTTGGCCGCAGGATCTTCATTGCCATAGGCGATCGCCTCAATGGCGAGTTGCAGTGTATGCTTGTATTCTTTTGGGGCCACGTTGAAAGTCTCAACGGCTTCGGAGCGAGAATATATGACAATAGCGGGCAGTTGTTGACGCCAAGTAGGGCTTGAAAGGTTTGAATATACCTTGTCACCCGCGGCGGTCTTGCCCTTTAGGATGCCTTTCACAGCCTCTCTAATGAGTTTTCGGCGGCTTTCCATTAGTCAGCCTCATACAAGAAAAGGTGAATCCACCCTTCCCCATCCTCTTGAGAATCTGAGACGGTATATCTCTTTTCTCGAAAGGTGATTTTGTCGCCCTTGACGGGATCGGCGGGCATGTCCGCACGCTTCACGCCAAGTGTGGGTTGATTCGATGAAACAACTTGCTCAGTTTGGGGGTCAACAAAGACGTGCCGGTCGTTGAAGACCCCCACAATAGAAAATGAGCCACCCGAGAGTGGCTCATAGTCTGCATCTTCGCCCATTGTCCGCTTAATCGTATTGTGGACAACGGAAGTCAACTTGTCGAATCCCGCCGAGGGTGCCACTAAATTAGCCCCCTTTAAATCAAACGGGAGTCAGTACGCATTTCACCGAAGTGGTGGACGCTGCGGCCGCTTCAACTACGGTTGCAACACCGTCGAGATCGCCCGTTGCTTCTTTGAGATACTTGTTAGTCGCATC